TATTGGCAGCAGTAATTGCTGTAAACCAAGCTCCTGGGTTAAATGTCAAAATCTCATCTGTATTGGGTAATACATACAAGGTAGTAGTGCTGTTACCAGCTCCAGCCGTAGGAATAACGCAGTTTGTCTGAGCCAAAGCCTGTGTCTGTGCATACGATAAAAAGCACCCTTGAGTTGTGGATGAGTTAATAATTCGGTATTGCATACTGCTACCTGAACTTGAGGTAGCTTGTATGGCACTTGGATAAGAAGTAGCAGCCGTTAAAACAACGGTGTTACCAGATGGTGTAAAAGCGTTAATTCCCATGACTACTCCTTATTGAACAGACAATTCTTCTGGTGGTGGTACTTGTGGATCAGCTTGCTCTTTAATCTTGGCTAACAATGTCCAAGCACCTGTTTTGGTTGGCAATTCGCCTAAAGTTTGCAAAATGTAATTTACATCGTTAATTTCTAGTTCTAGCTTAATCATCATGCGCTCCAAGGTAATCCGCTTAACTGTACTGGGTTCTTTAACGCTTCAATCTGTGCAGTAAGACTAGCTTCTACTGTGTCTTTGCCCAATGATTCTTGTACCCAGCCGACTACTTCAGCTTCAGTCAAGTCAGCGTAAGGTACATAAGAACCTTCGCCCTGTGTATAACCTACTGTGCCGTAGGTAGAAGCAGTGTAATCACCATCAACAGCGTTTACTGTGTAATGTACTGTGACTACAAAGCCATCAGAAGTAAGTCTGTCCATCTGTACTACATTCCATGTAAAGTTCATTTTGCTTCCAATGCAGTTAAGCGTTTACGGAGCGATTGGATTTCTGCAATTAAGTCAGCCATTACTTCTGAAGTGCTTGCTTGCATAGACTGATAGACAGGTTTTCCATCTTTGTCTACGGCATCTTTTTCACCGCTAACGCTATTTGGATAAACTTCAGCAAATTGATGTGCCAAGAAACCACGAGTACGACCACCATCCTTCCAATCGTATTCAATAGGTTGTAGCGCATCTAATCTTGTGCCAGCATCAACTACAGGGGCTACTACAGTTTTTAAACGATAGTCTGAAGTGGTGTTGTAAAGTATGGCATTTGTTGTTCCAACTCTAGTAATAGAACCAATAATAGTGTTTGAGCCATTTCTAAATATTTGATAAAAAGCACCACTAGCATCAGCACTATCTTTTAAGCCTAAACCATTATTAGTAGAGCCATTAAATAAAATACATTGTTTTTCAGCGCTAAAATTTGATGTAGTACCAACCAACAAATTACCATTATATTCTAGGGTCATTGCTTGGCTGAAGCTGATAGCGTTTCCAGCCGTTCCTGAAGGTGCTGTATACCATTTATGACCGCCAGCGGACTGTTCATACCTTGAAGCAAAATCAGAAGAAATATATTTAAATCCGCTTTGATAATAAGTATTTGCACCCATATACGAGTAAAAACTATATCCACCAAAAGAGGCGTTTTTTATTTGGATAGGCGTAATAGTGTCCCAAGCACTAGGAACAACACCAATACCTACATTCTGTGATGTATCTACAGTAATAGCTTGAGTGCCATTGGTAGCAATATTGACAGCTCCCCCAGAAGAAGCAATCACTACATTAGATGTTCCATTAACAATAGAATTAGCAGTTGGAACTGTGCCACTTACAATATTGACATTAGTTAATGTCACATTTCCAAGGGTAGTAACGGTGTTTCCTAGACCAACGGTGGTATTCCCAATGGTTACTGGCGTATTAAAGTCAGCATCTAGGTTACTTAAAGGTATGCTCGTTGTAGCATTACCAAAGACAAACGGAACTCCAGCCATTTAGAACCTCACTCTCAATTCATGTTCAAATTCAAATGTATTGACCACAAAACCTGCTGAGTTTGAAGTTTGTGTCAACCCTAAATATTTACCCCATTGTTGCGCATCTGATTTATACAGTTCATATCCTGTACCACCTATCCAAGATATTACAGTAGAACTGTTGTTAATCCAAGGGATGATAGCGTTGGAATTGTTGTACCAAGTGACATAATTACCCAATACATAAGGAGGGCTAGAACCTTGTTCAGAATCTACTGTTACAGCAATTTCTACGCCTGTAGTGGTGGTAGCTTCAACCGCAAATTTCAATGCTTGCTTGGTCCGAATTGGATCGCCCATTGGATTTAATGCAGTCTGAATACGACTGGTAATTGCCGATGTTGAATCCTGATATAAGCGGTACAAATCTCTGCCTCTTACACCGTACATATTGATAATTCCACTTACAGGTACGGAAGTGGTGTACTTCATATCGTTACCTTGGCTTGTAATAAACCATTTTTTCTCAAAAAACACCGCTTGGATGTACCGATAACTGTTAGTAAAAGTGGTATCGTGGTATCTAAAATTAAATGCAGCGCACAAAATGTTGTTTAAAAGCACCTGACCAGCCGTAACCTCCTCAGTCACAAAGTCAATATTTGGAAACATTCCATCCAAAGAATCTGACAATTTGCTAGTTGTAGAACCTACAAGGGCATAAACCCCGTAGTTATTCATAAACAATACAGATCGGAAGTAAGGAAAGATAGCATACGCTAACTTAGACCCTACCGATGCGCTCACATTAGTATTAGTAAATATAGTATTACCAGTAGAAGTAACCCTAACATCTGAGAATACATTGATGGAATCATCGCCAAAAATATACAAAAAGTTATTAGCAGAAAGAATCTGCTGTATGTTTCCATGCAATGTTCCGTCTGTGATAACAAAATTACCCGCTGAAACGCTTGTAAAGTCGCTATACGACCCCGCAGCCGAGTAATAGATAGTTCGCCCTTGGGCAATCCAAACACGACCTGAAAAGCTCGCTATTCCTGAGTTTTTGTTTGAGTTAATGTTGGCTTGTAATACAGCGCCTGATCCACCGCCTCCCGCTACCGTAGCGGTAATATTGGCAGAATTAGTATAGTTTGTACCATTGTTGGTCATAATGACCTGAGTAATGGTATTGCCTGAAATGATTGCCGTTCCTGCTGCGTTCGTGCCACCGCCACCAGAAATTGTCACAATTGTATTGGCAGCATTGATATAACCAGAACCACCAGAAATTACATTGACATAAACTGTGCCTGTGGCAAAAGTAGTAATTTCAGCAATAGCATTAGCGCCTGATCCACCGCCACCACTAAAGGTAACGGATAAATTAGCATTATTTGTGTATCCCGTACCGCCATTTACTAAACTGACGGAAGCCACTGTATTGCCACCACTTACTAAAGTAGCTACCGCATTAGCTTGATCTCCGCCTGTTTGATCTGGTCCTGAAATAACTACGGTAGGTGCAGTGTTGTATCCCGTACCCTTATTAGTTAAAGCAATTGTGCCAACTGAGCCTACGCTGATTACGACATTGCCATCCCAAGTAAAGTAACCTTTGACTGGATCAAGAATCAACATTCTGTCGTTATACCATTGAGAAGTATTGATAGGATATAAATCGGAAACGCCTACAGTAGAAAAAGTACCTGCTGGCGCTACATTACCAAAAGTGTTGTTGTTAATGTTGAAATATTGAGCTGATCCATCCGATAAAAATCCAACAATGTAGTCTGAAATGTTTAAATTACAAGAAGTAAGGTAAACAACATCGTTACCAAAAGTAACTGCTACATTAGAGCTGTTTTGGACTGCGCTACTGTTAGGAACAATTTTAATGTTTCCTGAACCAATAGGTTGAGCATTTTCAATCCAAGAAAATTCATTTTCATCAATTGCAGTGCGGTTTGCTTTAGTGTTAAGACCTTTAAAAGCCTTAACAACCTGATATGACTTTTTCTGTTCGGCTGCTGCCATGATTAGTATGGACTACTGTAAACGCTAGGAATCCTACGGGTAAATGTACTGTTAAGCACAGATGCACCCTGTTTGCTGTATTCCTGTTTGTAAATCTCGGCTTCACCATAACTTTGTTCATAGTATTTAGCAAGATAAGCAGCGTAGAACTTAACCATAGTGCTATACGGATCGTTTATTACATCCGTTACTGTTGGCGTGTTTAATGACAATGGATTAGGCAAAACTACGCAATCAATCTCAATTTGATAGATTTGATCGGGTACTGGTCCTAAATAGATTTGTCCTTGACCATAAATACTAAAGGCTAAAGGTCTGCCAATGTAGTTTTGCCAAAATCTTAATCGTGCATTGAAATCACTCCAAGCTAAGTAATCCATCGGTACACGAGTATTACCCCAGTACAGATTGATGTTGATAATGTCTAAGACTGTGTTTCCAGAGCTTGGTGACAATGGGGATGACCCCATTAACTGTGTCAAAGCTGCATAGCTAATGTTCTCGCAATTACCCACATAAGTCAATTGGGCTGACCCGTCTGCAAAGGGAGCTGTTGGAGGGTAGTTGCTGTAATTGTTTGTACCGTTAGCAGGATAAGCAGGTGCTGTAGAACCTGAAGTTCCCGCAGTAGTGTATTGATAAATAAAAATATTTGAAAATACAAAGCTGTTTAAAGTAACGCTTGTATTTGCTACCCAAGCAGTTGGGTTAGTTGGTGTCACACTACCAATGGTTGCTGTGGGTGCGACTTGACATGGCGTTTGCGTAATAACAATTTCACGCAAACATCCAGTATCTCTGACAGCTCTTTCTCTGGCAGAGTTAATGTAATCGGTTAACTGCGAATCGCTATAGAAATTCCCGTTAGCATCATGCAGTAACCTACGGACTTCCGTAATGTACGAATTAAGCGTTGCCATTTATTGACCATAACTCATGCTACCGCTTGAAGGACTTTTCCCCCGCCCTTCCTAGAGGTTGGGAGGGGTACTCTTTCCACCAACGGGGATAACGATTGGTTCTTGCTTGGGGGTTGGGTAGAAATCTCCCACTGGGATAAAAGCTCCATGCCTTTTTCCAAGTCATTTTGAGAGATGATCCATCCTAACCTTGCCAAATAAGGCTCTTTGTTGTCATCTCCATAACCAAAAATGTGACGAGCTACTTCTTGTGGAATCTCTACAGTTTCATCTTTAGG